TATAATGATAACACAATAACAGAGTCCTGTCTATTATGATTAAGGATTAAAATCTCTTTTCTTTAAATACTTAATTTGTAACTCCAGAATAGTCAGGTTCATTCAAAAGGGAATCTAAATCTTTAAATACTAAATACGTATAATTCAATTACACCGAGAGGGGAGAGGGAGATTCCCTTTCCTCTTATAATCAAATGGGAACAATACAGATAACAACTACCGTCGATGAGGCGATGTATGCTGAAGTGAAAAGAAGAGGATACAAGTTCTCTGAACTTGTTGATCTTGGATACAATCTCCAGGTTAAAGGACAGAGCATCGAATCAGATAACATTAATCTTAGAGATGCAAATCAACATTTGAGATATGCTCTTTCTGACAAGGACTCCGTGATCGCTGCTCTTAACTCTCAGATAGAGCAACTTCAGAAAGGGAAGTGGCCTACTACTGAGGAAGCAAATGGAACGAATTAGAACGAATTATCAAGAACTGCCTTGGACGGATATGAATGAATTTGAGAAACATAAAGTCTTGAAGGTTGCTATTGAGATATTAGAAAATAGAAATGGCTTATACAAAAAGGTTGCTTAAGAAACTCTGGGATAATTACGAGAAGAGAAAGAATGCTCAGATAAGGAGTTCTAAAAAGAAACACGCGGGCAAAGAGGTTAAATTGATTCTCAAGCATGCAAATGAGGGAGGGCTGGCTTGAGGGGCTGCATCTCTGCCTTTAACACGGCCCTCCTCTTCTTTTAAAATGCAATTAGATCCCTGGCAGATCGAAGTAGCAAAATATCGGGGAGATCTCCTGCTCTGCACTGGCAGAAGAGTCGGCAAGACATATATACTTTCTAGGAAAGCCATAGATTTTATGGCTGAAAAGAAAAACACTCCTATTGTCATAGTCTCCTTGACAGAAGATCAGGCCATGATTATTATGAGTATGGCTCTAAACTACGCTAAAGAGAAATATCCTAAACTCATAGGAAAGGGGAGGAACAAACCTACCATGAAATCCCTCTGCCTTAATGGCGGAAGGATGATCGTGAGGCCAGTTGGGAATAGCGGAGATGGAGCAAGAGGTTTCGAGGGAGGTGTCCTGATAGTGGATGAGGCTTCAAGGATGCCAAAGATGTTCTGGATCGCAGCAAAACCGATTTTATTGACGACAAATGGCCAAATCTGGATGGGCTCTACTCCTTTCGGAATGGAAGGTTACTTCTGGGACAGATATAATGATGCTGTTAATCTAAAGATCCCAAATGCTAGATTCAAAGTATTTAGTATATCTACTGAAGAGGCCATGAACAACCGCCCTATAAGTTCAAGTTGGACTGAAGAGCAGAAAAATGGATCATTGAGAATATTGGCAGAGGACAAGAGGGAAATGACCTCCAGAGAATACATGCAGGAATATCTTGGGATGTTTGTTAATGAAATTTTATCTTATTTCACCGAGGAGATGATTCAAAAGATCTGCGTTCTGAAAAGACAGCCTATTCAGCATGAACTTCGGCACTATCTTGGCATAGATGTTGGAGGGCTCGGGGCTGACAAAAGTTCATTCGAGATAATCAAGAAGATCAGCAATGATCGTCTCGAACAGGTAGAGAATCTCACAACAAAGAGAACTTATCTTACAGAAACCACTGCTAAGATCATAGAACTCCAAAATCTTTGGGATTTCAAACAGATTGGAATTGATAATCAAGGAATCGGAGCAGGACCCTTTCACTTCCTTTTGAATGATCTTGCTACTCGAAGAAAAATAGTAGGATTGAACAATTCTGAAAAGCCTCTCGACAAAGATGGCAAAAAACACACTACCTTGTTGAAGGAAGACATGTATGAAATCACAAAAGCCATGATGGAGCAAAACAGGCTATTTCTTCTAGACGATGATTCTGTCAAATCTTCTCTAAGAAGCATACAGCAGGAGCTGATAGTCTCAGAGACTGGCAGATCTGTTTTAAGAATCCATGGCCGAGACTCCCATATAGCTGAAGGGATAATTCGTGCTACCTATCTTGCAGTCCTTGACAAGCAGGGGAATCTATGGGTGAGATAAATTTTTATACTTGAAGAGACTGAAAAAATAATGGATAATATCCTGATTGTAGGTGACAAGGTGACTTATGAGGAGACCGAGGTCACAAAGAAGTCTGCTTCTATCAAATATGTCAAAGACAGAAAGGCCACTCTCGAAGCTGAGCTCATAGAGATCAACAAACTCAACGATGCAATAATCGGAGGCAAGTCCCACGGCTGACATAGGAATCTTCACGTCGAATGCAAGCATTGCCGCAAGGGCAGGTGCGAATGTGAATGCTACTTATGTCGCAGCCGCCACTGGAACCGATCTCTATGTCTTGGATGTAGAGGCTTATGTGAACACTTACACTAATTATATCTGGACTGCGGCTGTAGTCGCCGTCTTGGATGTCGGCCTTAAAGGATTGCTCACAGAGGCCAGCGCTTGCATCTGCGCAAGCTATGTGATCAATGCTGACATGGGCGGGATAGGAAGAGAAGAGGCTCAGACAAGGATGGATTTTCTCGATAGGCGTGCAATGAAGGCGCTTGAATTGTTGAATGAAAAGAAGAACACATTGTTTATCGGTGGGGCATAATGACCATCCCTATTATCTATAGAAAGGCAGGTCCTTCCACTAGCAATTATAATTTCTATGATGTTATGTCAGGGACAGGATATGTTGAGTTTATAGGAGGGATGGCTGGCGCAACTTACATTCTCTCAAATGCTGAATATTACTCTGAATGGCTGACGACCACTGGAGATCTCACAGGCCACGCAGCTTCTACAAAAGTCATAGATGTCGATTTTGACGTTCTGATAAACAAGGCCACTACTCTTCAAGGAATTGGAATTTTGAACATCCCTTATCTGGTTACGGCGGACGGAGCAGTCACAGTCAATGCTTATGTCAAGGCTAAAATAAGAAAAGTTCCATCTGGAGGGGCTGAAGCAGAGATCGCAACTTCCTCATCTTCAAGATCGATCACAGATGACGCAGGAGGAACAACCTATGCCATAGGTGGCTGCTCAGTAGTCATTCCTTCAACAACTTTCAAGCCTGGCGATACTCTGAGAGTCACTATAGAAGGCTATGGCGACACAACGGCAGGAAACAGCTTTATGCGAATCGCACATGATCCAAAGGACAGGAAATCAGGCTATGATTACACTTCAACTGGGGCAGTTTCCTGGGGAGCCACAGATCCGACAATCTTAATGTTCCAATGCCCTATACGGGTGTAATAGTTAAATTTATAAAAAATGGAGACGATGATATAAAATGCCAACAGATCCGACATTCAGGATAGGCAGCGCCGCACTCAGCAATATGACTGACAATGTGGACGCTGTGACAGTCGATTCTAAGAATACCGATGCCGCCACAGGCCAGGACGAGACAGAATGGATCAATACGAAATGGTCCCAGTATTACGGCTACTACAAGGCCATTCCAGAAGTCAAAACCGCAATAGATATGAGGGCAATCTGGACAATCGGAAAGGGCTTTGAGACACAGACACCCATCGATAAAGTCACCCTCAAGTTGATTCGGGGCACTGGAAAAAGTTCGTTTAATTCAATCCTCAAAAACATGATCGTTGTCCGTCGAATAGGAGGTGATTCTTTTGCTGAGATCATTCGTGGTTCCAACGGAGAATTATTAAATCTCAAATGCCTTGATCCTGGCTCAATCAAGATAGTCTGCAATTCTAAAGGAATGATCACTAAATATATCCAAGTGAGCAAGAACCCCAAGAACAAGAAGGAGATAGTATTCCTGCCTAAAGACATATTCCACCTCACAAATAAACTCGTCGCTGATTCAATTTCTGGGACCTCTGATATTGAAGCAATCGAAGCAATCATAAAAGCGAATAATGAATCTTTTGTGGATTCCACAAAGCTGCAGCACAGAACAGTCAAGCCTATCTGGTGCTTCAAATTGAACGAAGATCATCCTGGCAAGATAGCCGCATTCTCCGCAAAGATGGATGCTGCAGTCAATAAAGGCGAGAATATCTATATCCCCAAGGACACAGTTGAATTTGAATTGATGGCCGTCCCTTCAAACAGCACGCTGAACCCTCTTCCTTGGAGAGAGCATCTTAAGAATTATTTTTATCAGGTCGTCGGAATCCCTCAGATCGTCCTCGGCAACGCTGCTGAATTTTCTGAGAGCAGCGCAAAAATCGCTTATCTTGCGTTCCAGCAGTCGGTGGAAGATGAGCAGCTTGACATAGAAGAAAATATCTTCAATCAATTGTATATCACCGTCAAGTTAAGTTTCCCAGCTACAATGCAGAATGAAATGATCTCGGATGATTCTAAAGACGGCCAAGATGCTGCAACTGGCTTCCAGCCCCAAGACATGGTGGCTGGAAGGGGGGCCGAATAATGCCAAACCCATTCTTTAACTTTGGAAGCAGAATAAAGAAAAAGCTACAGGAGCTTACCAAAGTAACACCTAAGCTGAGTGGTGCTGGTGCAAAGGAATCCACAGATATTCTTCTAAACAAGGCTTATGGCTCAAATAAGCCAGTCCCAGTGAATGCCCCAAAACAGACAATCCCTCAGATAACTGCCCCACCTCCTGCGCTTCCAAGACCAAGATACACCTTCAATAAGGACGGCTCAGTGCTTGCAGAGATCCCAAATGCCCAGGGGGGGATAGATAGAGCAACCTACACAAAAGAACAGTGGTCCAAATATCAATCAATGCTTCAGAGGGGAACGGGTGGCGGCGGTTATACTCCTGGAAGGGAGGCTGCTGCTGTAGAAGCTATGCTAAAAAAGATAGAAGAGAAAGGCTTTGCTCGTGGAGGCGAATTTGACTACGAGGATATACTCAAAGAGATCTCACTGGAAGATCAGAGGAATCTACAGATTGAGAAACTATTTTCAGGAGGTCTTGCTGAAGAGATCGCCAACAGGCCCATAGAACCCTACCAACCCATGGAAGATAATCCTGCAAGGGAAGGCATATTCGCTCTCTCAGGCGGTTTAAAGGCTGGAAGCGCAGGAGGTGCTTTGGCTGCTGCCACTACTGGCGGCATATCTGCTGCTGCTGGCGCTATTGCCCCAGTCGCTGCTCTCGCAACTGCATTTATCGGGAAGGCGATAGCCAAGAAATGGGTTCGAGCTGAGAGCGTGAAGGGCGCCCAGGAATCTTATACTCAAGCAATTTTAGATCAAAAGAGCTTTATCAAGCTCGCTAAGGATCCTTACACAGACAAGATCGCCCTGGTAGAAGCTTATGAACTTCAGAATGACAAGGTCCTGGCTGATGAGGCTTATCTGTATCAGCAATTAGGCGAGAACATTGCTTCCAAGCCAGATGTATGGGCGTCTCTTATAGAGATTGAAGCATGGAGAGAACGAGAAAAAACCATCCTAGCACCTAAATTCTATGCTATGATCCAGAGCCTAGACAATTCAGAATCAGATTTATCCTTCTTGAATGAAGGGGAGATAGCAGCATGAAAATGGATTTCAAGCTCACAGCCAAAGACGTAATAGGTGCTGGAGCGCTTACTTACTGCCTTTATCTCATAGGCCAAGGGATCAATTCTCTCGTCTCTGGAATCGCAATAATGATAGTCACATATTACTTCTCTAAGAGGTTGTATGAGGAGACCAATAGAAAATGAAATTTATGATATGGAAGAAAATAAAGAGGCTGTTGCAGCTCCTTCGATGCTTGAAGAAACGAAAGCATTAGTCGAAGAGCTGAAGAAAGCCAACGCTGAAAGAAAGGAATTGCTAGACAGAGAAGAGAGGTTCAAATCAGAGATGCTTCTCGGCGGAAGATCTGATGCGGGAAAGCCCGCCGTCGTTGTCGATGTGAAGGAGCAGGAAAGGAAAGCCAGGATCAAGGCCCTGGGAGACATCACAGGCGCGAAATGGGCGAAAGATATGGTTTTATAATTCCTTAAAAATTAACTAATTAAGATGAGAAGAAAATTCAAAAAAGGAACTAAGTATCTAGGGAAAACAGGATATTGGAGAACAAGTGGAGAGAAATATAATAACTACACCTTAGTATGGTGTACGTTTAACTATCCTTATGTACCCAAAGGATTTGAAATCCATCATATCGATTTTAATAAAAGAAATGATCTCCCTGATAACCTTGTATTATTGCCCCACCTCCTGCATTGTCAAATAACAGCTATTAAAAAAAATGGCAAACTACCCTCTAATTCGCCAAATTTCCGAAATATTTAAATAGTCGGGGTTCCACAGAATATCATAAAATGGCAAATGAGTTGGTCGTAACAGATCTGTTGGGAAACAACGGAGACCAGATTTCTTTCACTTGCGCTGATAATACAGCGATGACCAAGGGAGCCATAATGGAGCTCACAGATCCTCGAACTGTCAGGACTGTCACTGCTGTTGATGTTCCAGTCGTTGGAATCCTGGCCCATGATAAAGTAGCCGATGACGGGATGACTCAAGTTTCTGTAATAACTAATTGTATCGCAGTCGCAATGTCTGAAACTGGAAACCCTACAATAGGTGACGAAGTCTCTCCTAGCGCAACTGCAAACAGCTTGAATCTAGCTTCTACACTTGATATGGAAAAAGGCTGGGCTTTAGGCTACAGCCTTGAAAACGCCACAGCTGGCGAAACATTCTTAGTGAGGATTAAGAAATAATGGTAACCTCATATCCTGGCTCATACGAATTAAGGGCAGAAGATGTCGATGAGGTAGTGAAGAATTATGCTCTAGAAAATTTCACAATGTTCCAAGTCTGTTCTATTGTTCCAACTTCCAGCTGGCTTCAGACATACTACACTGAAACAGATTCAGATATAACAAAATCTGTCACAACTGGGATCACAGGCACTTCCTTTGCAGGAGTTCCAGAAGGAGCAGCTTTCCCTTATGTTCAGCATTCATGGACCAAAGTCACAGAGAGAGTCAAGAAGCATGCCTCTACAAATGTCCTCACCTGGGAAACAGTTCATACTTCTGCGATAGATGTCAAAGCACGATCTCTTGAAAGAGTTGGGCGATCCATTGCAAATTCTGTAGACTCTGCCATAATCACTGAATTGGCAACCACTACAAATACAGGAGCTGCAGTTGCCACATGGGATAATGCGACAGAATCTCTGCAACAGCCTTTGAAGGACATCTTGAAAGGAATTTCAGCAATGGCACAGCATAACTGGAATGCCTATCAGAGCGGATTCATAATCATGCACCCTAATAACTTCATGGAACTCATGAACAACCCAGTGTGCAGGAATGCAGGGCAGTTCTACTCCGCTGATGTCTCCAGGAATGGAAGAGTCGGAATGATCGCAGGCCAGACCATAATTGTCAATAACGCTTCTACTGAAAATACCGTTCTGATGTGCATAGGAAAAGCCGCAGTCACATGGTATGAGGCCGCACCTCTGCAGACCAATGTCGTCGAGAGAGCTGGCATAGACTATTCAATTTCTGCCTGGACTGTCGGAGTCCCAGTCCTGATAAACACTTACGCTGCTTACAAGATAACGGGGTGTTAAATGGCTGCCAATGTTGTTCACCTGATTTCTTCAAAAAATCACGACGCTACTCCTATGAAGTCTGTCGTCTGTCAGGGTTCTGATGACTATCTCGCACTTGCTGGATATGGGGCTTTGAATCACACCACTGGCACATGGTCCGCATGGGTGAACGTTGTCGATCCCACAGCAACCTATTGCGTCATCTCAGCAGGAGACACGAACGCTCAGGAATATATCTCTCTTGATCTGGTGGCAGGAAAGCCAAGAGTTATAATCTATGTCGCTGCAGCCCTCAAATGCTCATTGATCGCAACAACTGCCGCAATAACCACAAAGGGATGGCACCATGTCGCAGTCACTCAAGATGCGACAAAGCCAGCATTATACCTGGATGGGGAGCTATGCGCCTTGACTGACACAGACACCACAGATACTACCTTATGGATGAACGGCCTTGCTGGCTTGGATAACACTTCAATCGGAATACTCTCCATGAATACCTCAACAACCCTGGATTTCAACGGAGGAATAGCTTATGTCAAATTAGGATCACTTTGCTGGAACGCCGCTGAAGTCGCTCTTGAATACAAATACAAAGGCGGAATGGATGCAGGCGTAGGATCTTCCCAGACCAGAGGCATAGTGGCTTCTTATGACTTCGAAGACTTCCTGGATGACACCACAGGCGGAGGCACATACACTGCCACAGCCACAGGCGGGGCTTATCTGGACAATAATTATTCTTCATTCATTCAAAGGATCGTAGCAGTCTACACAGGCGCTACAGACATCTACAGCCTGCAAGTGGCTCCTTCAGAGCTATTATGCCTGCACGTCTCTAACACATAATCATGGCATCCACGCAATTCGACACATTGGAAGTAAGAGAGCTTGTAGTAAGCGATAAGAGCTCTTTCACTGCGGCTACAAATCCTATCGCAAGACAGGCAGGAGCAGCCCAGGCAGCAGTCACAGTCACAGCAACTACCCCAGGAACAGGAGCAGATGCGTCCACATGGACTGGAGCCCAATGCACAGCCGCTCACGTTGATATTACTGCTTTGGCAGCGCTTGTCAACGAAGTAAGGCAATGCCTTATAGATTTGGGGTTAATCAAAGGAGCTGCTTAAAATGGCTGACAATGCCAAGAGGATAATGAATTCTATCAGGCCTGACAATAACTCCTTGCCAGACGGCTATATGACTCCCAAGGGGGCCATAGGGTATGACAACGTGAGGGATGTCATAGATCGGAATATTCACACAGGGAACATCGGATCCAATGAAGGGACAATCACCACTGTGGCTTCTACCACCGCCACCATAGCCACTGCCAATGTCACAACTCTCGCTTTAAGTGGTGCGGCTACTACAACTTATGATAATTCTTCTGCTGATGTGGCTTACATTCCAATGATCCTTTATGACAATGATTCCAGTGTGGTGGCAAACACCGTCCCGATTGGAACTTTGCGAATTCAATATACTCCTTGAGGTTAACATGGCAGTTACGGACACATATGGCGCTAACAACACTTCTCAAGGAACTTTGAATGTAGAATATTATGGGATAACTGTAGAAACTAATTTAGCCTGCACGCTCATAACAGTTACAAAATCAGCAACATGCACAGCAACAAAAGCCTATCTTTATTCAGCCGCTTCTGTTTTATTGGATACTCAGTCTTTTGCAGGAAATGATGCAACCTTTGCCTATGATCTTGCAAACGCAACTAAATACTACATCTTTGCCGCTAGTGATGATGCAGCTCATACAGGGGCATATACGGCAGTCACCCACCCCGTAGCTGGAACTAATGTGGATTGCATAGGAAGATGTTATGTTAATCCCCCTGCAGCTGTTTCTGAATTAGCAGTTAATTATATCCACAATATTAATTCAGTTACAACCTCAACAGGCCCAGACTTCACAAAGATGCAGATCAACATAGGCGACGCATGGAAAGCAGGCGCAGGCATGCAGGTCAACATAGGCGATTCATGGAAGCAAGTCGCAGGCATGCAGGTCAACATAGGCGACACGTGGAAAACAGTATTCTAGAACGACAATATTTATAAGCTCACTGAGTCTCCGTATCCTATGGCAATAAAACTGAAAAGAAAAGACTGGATCCATGTGAAGAACGTCTCCGAGGAGAACATCAAGGGGGCCATGATAGGCATCGCCATGGCGGAAGCCCAGCTCAAGAAGGCCGAAGAGGAGCTCAAGAAGCTCCCTGAGGATCCTGCCGAGAGCACAGCGGTGAGCACAGCGGT